CGAACTCTGCGCCGGTCTTAGCAGCTTGGACAACGCCCTTCTTTGTTAGGGGTTGGTCGCTGCCGGCATAGGTACCGACGTTTGACACAGCACCAACGGGCGCACCGACTGCAGCGCTTGAAATGACCTTAGGGATAATCTTAGGCAGTGCTTTAGGAAGCAGCTTAGTGGCGCCAGCAGTCAAAGCCTTTGAACTGCCTGGGGCTGCTATATTGCTCGCGTTTACGATCGCGTCACCAGCTACCTGTCGTTTCGTGCCGGTGTAACCAGTAAAGTTACGCAATCCATTTAACCCACCCTGTGGATTAAAGTACTGCTTAGCATTCTGTGTTGGGCGTCCGGCCAAGGCCAACTCAGCGTTACCGATGCCCTGGTTTAGTGCCATGCTGCCACGGATTAGCGGCTTAACAATCGACCCACCGGCAACATTTGTAATACCGTTGTGTGTTAGCTGTTGACCAACAGATGTCGGCGGTTTTGGCGCATAAGCAGCGCCCTGGTTCATAACCGTACTGTAGGTACGGCCATTATCCGCAGGGTTAACTTGAGCTACTACACCCTGGACTTTTTTGCCTAGCCAGCCAAGTAGACTTGCCACTTAGGTCTCCTATGCGCCAAATTGCTGTTTTTTACCTAAGAGTGTTGAGAGGTATGGCGAGAAGTAATCGTTTTGCGCTGGTTGTCCTTGGAAAGTCGGAGCAGCCTGTGGGTTTGTCGTGTAACTAGCTAAGTCGGGAGCGTTGTATGCCTGTGTCTGGTAGTTAATCGGTGCGACGTTGTAGGAAGATTGCGCGTTAAGAATACCGTTAGCTTGGTCTAAGAATGGCTGCGACTCAGCGACACCGTTACCGCCTTGTGCTTGGGAGCGCTGAGCAGTGAGCTGTGCGAGTGATTGCAGCAATGTTGCACGGTTGTTTTCAATGTTGGACTGCAAGCCCTGGCGTTGCTGGTCGCGTTGGTTGCCAACATCTGCAACCGAGTTGTTGTAGCCGGTTAGGTAGTTGTTCCAGTTGGTGTCTAGGGCCTGATTGTTCTGGCCGAACTGGTTGCCAGCCTCAGCGCGTTGCTGTGTTGCTTGGCGTGCTACGGCTTCTGGTGCGGCCTGATTAAAAGCACTGCTACCACCGGCACCGCGTGAACCGAGCAGACGTTGTAACCCTTGTAGGGAAGCGCCAGCGTTTGTGCCGATAGTATTTTTAGCACCAACATAGCCTTGGGTGGCTTGCTGCTTAGAGGTGTCGTAAGCGTTCTGTGATTGGTTTCTGCCGAGCAGCAGTTGGTTGAGGGCGTTCTGATATGAAGAGTCGATTGCTGAGTTGCCTGAAGTGAACTGCGAGCCGAGGCGGTCGATTGCCGAGTTAGTGTTGCCGATTGCTTGATCGTAGGCTGAGGTGTTGACCCCCTGGTTGGCACCGCCGACAGGGCCGGAATTAGTGTTCACACCGGGAGCGTTGTATGCGCTTGACGTAGCGGCACCAGTTGCGCCGAGTGTACCCGAGCTTCGCGCACTTATCCCTAGATTGCTCGCCTCGCTAGGCGTATAAGCACGCCCAGGGGTTACAACAGATTTTTGCTCGCCGTAGTATTGGCTTGCAGGATTACGGGCGTCGTAAGGATTACCAGTAATATAAGAAGCCGCTTCTTTTACGCCTTGAGTAGCGTAGTCGATGGGGTTCCACCATGCCATATAAAAAACTCCGAAATAAGATTTATTCCGGAGGCCGTGGGTATTGGTGGGCCGGGGTCGAGACTAGCGCCGTTGGTAATGGTACGGCTAGTAACTACCCCGGATTATAGAGTATGGTTATCGCTTATGCAATAGGCTACCTGACTAAACTGTTATTTCGGATCATCCAAAAGAACAGATAAGACGCTGGTTTTCTGGTAGCCCCAGCACGGGCTTTGTTTGCTAGTTCTATGAATCGTTTTGGACCTAACTGCTTGTAGCGGCTGATGTATAACGGCATGTACGGGTCTTCCCTTGGAATGACGTCCGATAGTTGGGCAAAAACCTCTGCCATACTAACAGTACTGTTACTGTTATTTACCTTTGGTAAACTACTGTTACTGTACTGTTTATTTAACGGGTGGCTAGAAAAATCCATTTGACTTCCTCTGAGCCCCCATGGTAGGATATCTCTAGGACGAATCATATCGAAGAGCACCTCCACACGGGGGTGTTTCTCTTTTATACCAACTTGCATGTACACGCTTGTTGGGGTTTCTCAGAGGCCGTGTGTATTGGTAGTCCAAGAGAATCAGGTGCTTTTGTAATGCTACGGCTGACCGGCTAGGATGTTCTGGACGAATCATCTATCGCTTGCCACCATGTTACCAGATTACTACGATAGCTGTCAAATATAATTAGAAAGCAAAAGCACCCTAGTGCGGGTGCTCTTGAGACTATTACCTAAGAGCATCTTACCATGGGGCCGTGGAGGAATCAACCAGCAAAATGCTGTACGACTATAGTCGCAGGTAGACCTTTGTTCGCAGTGTACGAATCGCTATGACAGACGCCGAAGCCCGCCATTGAATACTCGGGCTTGACTATGTTAGCCTTGTGTTCCGGGCTGTTCATCCACCCCGTTACAACCGCTCGGCTATTGCTAAACCCAAAGGATAGGTTCTCGCCAATGGCTTGCCCCTGCGTAATATCTTGATCTTCTATAAACCGTTGCCAGGTGTCCGTCTCGCCCGGTGCAGTATGCGCCCAATAATTCCTAGCCACCATATCTTTACACTTGGCCTGCGCAGAATGGTTCAGGCGTTCGTCCAGCACTAATGGTGTTTGCCGGTTCTCGTTTGTGTACTTCAAGAGATCGGCTGTATTTATGTCTTCGGTAGAAGCGGCAACCACTGGTTTGGCATGTATGTGCGCTTGAATTGCACCCCAATCGTTGGTGATTACGATGATGATTAGGACCATCAAGACAATAGAGGTAGCTGCTATAAAAAAAAGTAGTCCTCTTTTGAGAACCATATACTTGTAACCGCTTATCCTCTTACGTAACAACATGTGTATACCATATCACGACAATACTTATATGTCAATATACTACCTAAGTTTGTTTATGCACACTATCACGCTCCCGATAATAGCAACATAAAGCGTAACGATGATGACTAATTGTATGACCCCCCGTACAATACTCTTCATGTCCATAAAGAAAGTATACGATTCTTAGCCCAGGATGGTCAACGGTACCACAGCTGACTGACTAATTATGACCTCATCTACGTTTCGTATAGCAACAATTTCGTCGGCGCTCGATGAACCATTTAAAACCGTATCTATAATATCAGTTACTGTAATACCGTCAACTACTCGTATCGCTTTTATTTCGAGGGTCACATTATTAATAATGGAGAGCTCACTAATCTGTTTTATAGCCACTATCTCTATGACAGATAGAGCATCCGGGGGACTAGGACTGGGACTTGGACTTACGGATGAAGATGTCGATGCGCTAGGGCTGATTGATGGCGATATACTGGAACTAGGAGAGATTGAGGAACTTATACTTGGAGAGGGGCTAATACTCAATGAACTGCTAGCACTCGGGCTCACGGACGCAGAGGGGCTGATACTTGCAGAAACCGAGGAACTAGGGCTGATACTAGGGCTTGGTGAGATTGAAGCGCTTGGAGATAAGCTTGAAGATGTCGATGCGCTAGGGCTGATTGAACTACTTGGTGATACCGAGGCAGAAGCTGATGCGGATGGTGAAACTGAAGCGCTTGGACTTACCGAGGCTGAGGGTGAAACACTCGCAGACGTAGATGAGCTAGGACTCGCGCTGGCACTTGGGCTCACTGATGCACTGATTGAACTTGACGGACTTACGGATGAAGATGGTGAGATCGACGACGAGTTACTGCTGCTTGGAGATGTACTAGCAGAGGGGGATATGGAGGCGCTTGGCGAGACGCTCGCGCTATTTGATGACGACGGACTTACGGATGCACTAGGCGATACGGATGCACTAGCACTAGCTGATGGTGAGATTGAAGCGCTTGGACTAAGACTTGCCGACGGTGAGACCGAGCTGCCTGACGGCGTGGAATCCACGCTCACCCAAACTGTCGATACGGCAATGGTCTGCACATTAAAGGCAGTTAGTGTATATCCCGCTTGTAGGGAGTCGAGTGTCGTATTTGTCCAAGCGCTATTATCTGGATCTTTATACAAGATAATTGGATATGAGCGTGGGTCTGTACCAGCATTTGTACCCCAGGTGGTAGAGTTCGGGACGATTGTGCCGGATTGAGACTTCGTGCCACCGCTCGTCTTTTCAATCTCAAACTTGAAAGCGGATGTAGTATCCGCCGAGACAAGATCGGCGACTCTTCCTCCGACCATCACGACATTAATAATATCACTTGATGTCAATCCAGAAGCACTGAAGTTAAATAGATCTTCTTGGCTTACAACTGCGGAGCCATTGTAACTTGTGGCATCATCAGGCGTTATCTCATTAACACGAGTATAGTTATTAGTCCCGCCTACGGTTCCCCCGATCTGAACAGCAAATGAGTTGGCATCTCCTGCAGAGTCGGGTACTTGGTGGGTAATTTTGCCAACACCGGGCCAACTTATCTGGCTCGTACCAGAAGCATCATTAACTGCTAGGTCGTCAAAGAACATATCGCAAGTAGAGTTAGGGGTAATCGCCCCCCATAGGATTCTGGCCCAACTGCCTTGTGAACTATTGGCACCCGAGGCAAAGGAGACCCCATCAATACGGGCATCAAGGCTTCCTGGATTGGAACTGGCGTCAAGATTGAGCTCAATCCTATACCATATACCTGTTGAAAGCGCAGAGGAACTAGAACCTATCTGCACACCATTAGCACCTTTGAGTTGTAGCAAGCCGCCGCTAGTTAAATCAATACGGCCCATCGATCCGTTAGCCGTATTAGAGAAGCGTAAAACCTGAATAGTCGTACCTGGCAATGTAGCGAAACGAACATAAGCGCGATAGAATACATTAGTGCTCTGGTTGGAGGTGAATATATTGTGACGGTAAAAACCCGTACTAGATGATGGGTTGGTGCGCCATGAATAAGAGCCACTCCGTACTGTGGTGCTAGATATTGAGATTGTACCCGAGTTACTTGATACTTCTACGCCGTCTGTTGCGCTATTTAATTCAGCGCCGCCCTGCCATAGACGAGCCATATTAGTTTAATGTCCCTTCAAGGTTATCCCAGCCCTCAATCTTATCTACGCTAGATTCTTGCCAATTAACACAAGTAGACTTATCTCTGAAATCTTCAGGTCTACGGTGGCTAGTAGTCAGGTTCGCATCTGTCCGTATGTCTACGTTTGGTAGTTCAGACTTCCAGACCTCATACTTACTCGCTTCTCTACCGCCAGGCTCGTAACTGCGGTCGAACCCGTTCGCTTCAATCTCAGCTATGCGACCTCTATAGAAGTTCAGTAGGTGATCACGGTATCCACATAACCCACTAACCTGATTAGCATCCCAGTGTGCAGCAAATCCATCTGCCCATATTTTCCACCAATTCTGGTTATAGTAGAACTTTTGTTTATCTGTTGGGGTAAAGTCGAAGTGTGATGGATGATACAAGACGTCATCTTCGCAGAAGTACACAATATCTGATTTAGAGGCTTCAAGCGCAGCCAGTATTTGTTTGAACATCGCCAGATAACCTGGTTTCTCCTTCACAATGACATTTGTACCCATGTTGTCCATCGGTTTCAGTGATGCAGAGACTATCGGTAGACCGGACCTCTTAATCTGGTTCTGTACGCGCTTTGAAAGTTTTACGGGTTTGCGATGAGCAGTGTAATAGATTATTCCTTTTGTGGGGCCGTCGGTAGGTTCGTTGTCCTTGGCATCTTCTGTGCTACTGTCGTGCCAATAAGGAACAGGGGCGAACTTGTGGATCAGCCATTCAAGCTTATATTTAGCAAGCGGCCACTTATCATTAAGCCAGATGTCACGTGAGTACTTGCGAGCGTGGTCTATCTGGTTACCACTAATAGGGTAGGGGAACCCAAAATCGCCGCCTTGAGTTCTGAACATATGTGCGTACCAACACCGCTGGTCTACCACAACCTGGCCGCCGGATAGCCAAGTCTTACAGGCCACCTCTACACCCTGTTGGCCCCAGCTGCCGTAAGCCTCATCACAAATGTTTAGCTCCCGATACTTGTCACGGGTAAGCATGAAGAACGAACCTTGTAGGCTCATGCTTGGTGTAATATCGCCTTTACCCTCTGGCCGTTTATTAAATTCTTTGAAGTACTGGAAATGCAACGTCTTGTCGAAGCAATACGAATTGCTATTGGGGCTGGGCTTGGCGTACCACACGACATCACGTTCTGTCGGCTCACCACAATCAGTACACGGGCCGCTCGGGCCTTGGTAACGACGGTGGCCACTAGGGCATACCCAGTCAAAGGCATGTAGGTTTTTCATGGTCGGTACGATTGTCCAGTCATCGTGGCCTTGCATTGCACTCATAAGCTCTACGTCAAAGCCCTCCGAGAAAGCAACGTGTGCATCACACTTAGCAACATACTTTGCTTGGCTGAGACGACAGAGTAGATTAGTCATCGCCCGCTGGCCTAGTGATTCAGGTACATAAACAATTCGCACATCGGGGTGGTTGGGTATGCCTGGCTCAGCCCATTGGCCGTCAAGGCCTACAATTATCTCAGTCTTGCCGCGTCGGTTCTTCAGGATGTCCGCAACCGTGTTCGATACAAACATCTCACTTCTGGCCGGTATTAAGATGCTAAGATCGTAATTCATTTGTAAAGCCCCTTTGTACTCGCCCACATCTGCCGGGCGTATATCTTTTCTTTTATCTCGCCCCGATGCTTCCACTTTGGGTAAAACGCGTTGGAGGGTAGGATTGCTACTGTAGGGTCGGGCCCGTATGTCTCAATGCAGCTAGTCAGCATAGTGCCGCCGACCGTATAACAGGCAGGTTCTAACACTGTCGCCTCAGATAGCCGCTGTATGTAGTCGGCCAGGATTGGATGGTGGGCGATTGAGCCAATAACTCCATTAGCCACACGGCGATCATATTCGTAACCTGCAAAGAAGTTCTTCGTCATAAACCATTCACTCTCAATAGGCTCCAGGCAGATGGCATCGGCGTCTACATACACCCCGCCAAGCCGTTCCAGAATCTCTATACGGGCAACGTCACAGGCACCATCGTATAACCCCTTCGCCATAAAGTAGTCGTATTTATCTTTATTCTTGAGCCCGAAAGCTTCGATAGCCTTCTCGTCCCACAACACGTATTTCATGGTGAGGTTCTTAGATTCCCAGGTAGCCATCCACTCGACGGGCTGGTCCTTATTACCTATCCAGACTTGGTGCAACGTATGCATCAACAACCTCCTGGACCTTCATGCGGCGACCTGGCACGTTTATCTGGCAAGGCCACTTGGGGATTAAGTTTATCCAGTAGAGCAGCTCGCTTTCGTCTACGATGTAGCGGTACTCGTCCTTTATCTCCGCATCGGGGTGTGCGCGGAGATAGTTGATTAACGTATTCGGGTTATCACCCCAGGCTATATTGCCAATGCGGATGATCGTGTGCGCTGAAAACTCTCTTTGTATGGTGCATTCCATCTCGCGCTTGTGCTGGTGGTAGCGGGTTGTCCCATCTAGCACGGCAAGTGAGCTGAAGTACACCAACTGATCTTCCCTAGACTGGTCAAGTAGCAGGTTCAGCTCACGCTGGTATTCGGTCTCGCGTGTCTCTTGGCTATTACTAACGCCACTTGCGAAGAATAATAGATCGTCACGTTCGGGAAGGATGGAGGCTATATCGCCGTTACCGATTACTGACATAATTGAGCCTTTTTACTAGTTCCTCTACCGGCATAGGTATCAGTAGTTTTATGACATGGTTCACAAAGTGTGCGGCCATTATCTAAGTCAAATCTAAGCTCTGGATAATCAGAGAACCTCTTAACATGGTCAGCGTTAAGTTGCACGCCCCTAGCACCACAAAACTGGCAGGTGTAGTTATCTCTCTTAAATACAGCCTTTCGCCATTGTCTGTATTGCACAGAGCCACGTATTAGCTGAGTCTCAGTTCTTACGCCACCCTTCCAATTCCAAACTTTATCACCCCTATATTGTGCATGATGACAACCTGTGCAGCGCTTGCTATATCTATCCCTCAGAACTACTCCACAATCTGAACACCTTGGCATACCACCCTTCCAGCGTGGATGGTCTGCACCGAAGCCAATAAACTTCTTTTGGGGTTCAATACCCTTTCTTTTAAGAGTCTCACTAATTTTACGGCGAGTGTCTTCAGTCATCTCGCAAACCTTGTAACCAGTAGTCATCCTTGTATTTCAAGGCTGAATAGTCCTTTTCTCTATCTGTTATTACATCAGTTTTCCACGTATCTTTCCACCCCGGCACCGGCCAGAACTTTTCAATAAGCCACTCAAAACTATGGGTATAATCCGTAGTACTAAGCCAATAGTTAATGGCGTAGAGCCTTCCTTTTTCCATACCCTCGCAGTGACGTTTGTACTGTTCGTTGGAGAAACCATAACCTTTGCCATTCTTTCCTTTGTGCCAGTGGCTGTAGTAGCAGCCCTTGTCTACTACAACACGGCCGCCAGAAAGCCAGCATTTCATTGATACTTCTTGCGCCTCTTGTGTAAATGTTCCGTAGTTGACATCATCAAGCGGCCCAATGGTTGAGTCCCAGTAACTCTTCTTCATAAAATAACAACTACCCTGCATAGTCATAAGGTCATCTATTTCAATGTCTAACCGGTCATAATACCTTTGGCGGTCTTCAGCTCCATGCAGACCTTGAGTCTTGTCGTAAGGTTTAGCGTATGGATACTCCAAGTACATGTAATCCACCGGTTTGCGGCCATCATTTATGAGCGTCCAAGTTTCAGGTTCCAGTCGTTCTCTGCGAGGTACTACTACCCAATCATCTTGGCAAGTCTGTACTAAACGCACATCATAACCTTGTGACACGCCGCACTGTTCGTCGATGATGAGGATGTACTCGCCCCTAGACATACGAACACCGGCATTAATAGACGCACGCATACCGTAGTTGTCGTGCACCAGGCCGTGATGCATCTGGATGACTCGCGGGTCGTTAGGTGGCATCTCGTGTGGCTCAGGCCAGCGACCATCAAACACAATGATTACTTCTACCTGGCCCTCGGCCTTCATTAAAAGATCATTAACAGTCTGGCGTAGGTATTGAGCCGACCGGCTTGGGATGATTACGCTAATCATTAAGCAGCCCATCGTTGTACTCAAGTAGGGCGTCGGTTAGTTCTGCACTCTCAGCCCACGCCGCCCACGCGTACACATCCTTGGGGATACACTTTGAGTTAAACCCGCGCTTGTCTGGGTAAATAAATGTCCACCAGAGATTCATGCGCGGGTCGTCACCATACACGGCGTCGCGTACGGTGTAGTAATCTACTCCGGCAGCCATACAAGCGTCGTATAATTCCTGGCACTGCGCCACCTTAAAGGCTATAGCCCGATTCTCAGATAGCTTAATAACCTCAGCTTCTAGCGCCGTCACTTGCCGGATATTTGTATTGGCGTTGTAGACGCTCGTGTACAGGTCAATCAGCTTACGCCGGTCTGCCTGTTCGCCGCCGATAATAATAAATTGTCGCGTAGTTGCATCCAGCATAGGATGCTTAGGCGTCTCGCCAAGATATTCTGGCTGCATAACAATACGCTTACCGGTTTCCTTCATAAGCTTATCCGTCGTACCGGGGTTAACTGTCGATCTAATAACAATAAGGGGGCACTCGCACCACCGCACTACCTCTTCGATAATAGAGGTGTCGAGCGCTCCCTTACCGACGTTTGGTGACGGAACGCATATAAACGCCACGTCACACTTATTTACATTTGATCTTGTGCCTTCGGCGAGCGGTTCGTCATAAACTACTGCATCCGGGAATAGGTCGAGCATTGATTTGCCGACCCATCCCCGCCCAATTACTGCTACTGAAGTGTTAGCCATTCTAACTCCTTAATTTAAGTTCTTGTTGTATCCGATTGAACAATGAATTTGCCTCGATAGGAGGACAGATAACTACCTACGCTATTTACGAATTGAGCATCGTACCAGTAGGTGGCCGGTGTGATATTAGTGTTCGCGTGTGTCAGAGTAAATGTATGCTTGCCGTTACTGGGGTCAGTAAAGGGGGTCGCATCAGTGGCCGTCTTTTGGAAGGCAACCCCGGTATCATCAGAAGGGTCTGCGCTAGAGTTGACGGTAAAATATACTGTCCCTCCAGTTAAAGGGATTGGTGTAGAGCCGTCTGACTCCAGGAAGGTTAGATTAACAGTCCTAGTGTCACCCCTAATTACATCGCTAATTGTTTTACCTAGTTTTGCCATCGCTAATTATCCCGGACTCTGGCCATTGAACCACAGACCGTGCATTTTAGAGTGCTACTAAAACTCATCGCTCCACACCTTCTAGTACATACATATAATGGAATAGTCATATTTACTCCTTATGGTGCGAACGACGGGCTAGCCGAGGCACTAGGTGATTTAGACGCACTTGGTGATACCGAAGCAGACGGGCTAGCGCTGGCTGACGGGCTAGCCGAGGCACTAGGTGACGCCGATCGACTGGCGCTTGAGGACGGGCTTACACTCGCACTAGGTGAGCTTGACACTGAACTTGACGGACTCACGGACGCGCTCGGTGATACCGACGCACTAGGTGATTTAGACGCCGAAGCTGATGAGCTTGGGCTGACCGAAGCGGAAGCTGAGGCGCTTGGTGATGGCGAAGCAGACACACTCGAACCAACAGGCGCGATGGTCAATGTCGCCCCAGGGGTCAATGGTTTCCATATCGCTGTAAAGCTGATGACTCCATCTGTAACAGCGGCAGTGCCAACGGTTAGGACGATGTCCTCGTCTGTTACAAGCGTCGGAAAGTTTGCAACCGTATCCGCAGTTAAGGCGGCCGGTGAAGCAATCCACGATTTGTGAATCGCAATAGAAGTGGCGGTAGTCGTAGTAACAAAGCCTGTGGCTAGTGTGGCGGTTCCGAGAGCAAGTGTTGCGCTCGCACCACGGGGGGTCCTGAGGCTTTGTGGATAGATTTTGACAGCGACCACCCCACTTACTTGGAATAAGCGAAGTGCGCCAACAACACCTACTGTACTGCCGTCAAAGGTCACGAGGTTTTGTTCCGCGATACCAGTGCCAGCAATTATTTCATATTGCTGGCCGAGAGTAGCTAATAAGTTTGGCATAACATTTTCTTTCTTTGTTTGTTTGGGTTAAGCTTTGTGCCGTAAGGATCAACAATTATCCCTATCGTGGCGTAGCCCTACCCTGTTTTAACTAGGCCTGGCGGGCCCAGATTCCTTTTACACGACCAACGATCCAGCCGTTCGTACCATCGCCAACAACTACCATCTCATCACCTACGCGAGCAGTTGCTTTGGTATTAAGAGCATCCTTGTCGTCAGCGGCTGTAAACGCGTTACCAGCGATTTGGTCAGCAGAGTTAGGACTAACGGTCACGAGGCAACTAAAGTCGTCACCAGTACCAGCAGGCGCACTAGTCTTAGGTACACCGCCATTACGAACAATAAATGTAGCGCTAGCAGTCGTAGCTGGAAGCGTAACCGTGATTGCATCGGTAATGACATTTTGGACAATGCCACAGTCAGTTAACGCAAGAGTCTTGTTCTCAGTAACATCAACAGTCGTTCGGCCATCTTGGCCTACATATAGAGTGGTTGAGTTTGCCAATTCTATATCCTTCTTTCGTTTTTATTTAACTGCCGTAGCTGCTTCGAGTTCAGCCTTTTCGGCCTTCTTCGTAGCAGCGTCTGCGACAGCATCTTTTAGTGCTTGAGCCTTCTGGGCGGCAAGGATTTCAGTACGTGAAGGTACATCGCCTACACGCTCCCAGGCGTCTTTCCAGACAGGCGCATGTAGCTGGTCTGCCTGAATCACACCTTCTTCACCAGGAGCAGTAATAAATACAGCCCCAGTATCCCGATGTTTGTAAGTGCCTGGTTGATTTACAAGGCGACCATCGCTAGTTCTTTCGAGCGATTTTCCCTTTGGTAATTGACTTGCGTCCATAGGACTCCTTTAGTTGTTAAGCGGATAGGTGGTAGCGCAGACCTACAACTTTGTTGGCTGGGCCGAACGTGTCGTAGTAGCGGCGACCTTCTGCAACCGCGCCGTCAATACCCTGTACATCCGTAAGGATGCGGGTGGAATTGAATTTCATGGGGCGGATCAAAACTTCTTCCCAGATGAATAGGAATACCTCGTTGGTTGGTAGGTAGGTACTGGGCACTTTGTGCAACATCACACCGTCCACGTTTCCAATAATGCCTTTCTTGAGATCGGCGTATGCCGTGTCACAAGCGAGGCGGAATGTGCTGTCTTGCTTGAGTAAGCTATAGGTAGCAGGAGACATGAAACAGTGCCGGCCAGTCTCAGGGACTTTGCTCTCAGTCATTGCATCGTTCTGCGCCAAGAATTTGGCATAGGCGTTAGATGCGGTGACAGCGGCGGTAGCACCTTGTGACTGTGCGAGGGCAAGGGCATGCGCAGCGGCCAACGTATAGATGTCTGTGTTGGGTACAGATACTTCACGCAATTGACGTTTGACAGCCTTGTTCGCTTCCTGCACCATCTGCGAATCTTCCAGGTTGCCCCGGTCAACTGAGAAGGTGAAGGACTTATCTTGGCTCAGTGTAAACGTCTGAGTACCAGTCCCAAGTTCGTTAAGCGTACCGAAACGGTTAGAACCGGAACGGACATAGTTAACTTCAGACACCGTGTTTACGGTGTAGATTGTTACGCTGTTTTTGCCGTTAAACTCAAGGCGGACACCGCCCTTGTTCACGACATCAGTAGTTTTGGATTCAAGCGCAAGACGTTCATCAATAACGGCGAGCGTTGCACTTGCATAGTTTTGTGCTGACATTTATTTTCCTTGGTTAGTCGTCAGACTCCCAAAGCGCAATGACGGGATCAACGGCCTTCTTCGAAGGGGCGGTGGAACTAGGACTGTCGGCGTTGGCTAACATCCGCTCAGTTGCTTGCTGCCCCTTGAGCTGTCCTTTGACCTCACTAATGCCGGAAGC